ACCATTCCATATTAAATTTGATGAGAAGTTCAATTGTATTATTAATCATTTAGGAGAGGAGATTAACCCAATGACCCTTTCTACCGGTGAACGTAAAAAAGCAGACTTTATTATTATCATTGCGATTATTAAAATCTTAAAGTTACGTTTCCCACAACTAAACCTACTATTCCTTGATGAATTGCTAAGTTCGGTTGATAATGATGGAGTACACAATATCTTAAAGATCCTATCGCAAGTTATTAAAGAGAACAAGATTAATACATTTGTAATTAACCACACTGTATTACCCCATGAAATCTTTGATAAGAAGGTACAGATCTATAGAGAGAATGGTTTCTCTAAATTCGAAATCGAAAGAATTGAGTAGGATATATAGTATATCTGAAAAATTATCATATAGATGGCAACATATAACCTTAAATTCAACAAAGACGACAGTGTAGTTAGGCACCTAATTATTGGCCTACTCGCTGACTTGAATCAAAAGTTAAGTTTCCATCGTCAGGTTTCGAATGATAGTAGAGTCGAGGTAGATGTACCATTCTATTATTCTATTACAGGAGACGAAAACTTCTTACGTGATGAATTTCTATTTACAACAGTAGGTGGAGTAAATTGTGTACCTGATGGACAAAAAGCAGATGGTAATTACGATCAGGTTCCAAGAGGTATTATTAATATAACCTCGCTTAACGTCGATCCTTCAAAACTGGTAAACAAGAGAAATCTTGGACAATACTCAGTACTTGACAAGGACGGCGTAATGCAGAGTTATGTTGCTGAATTTAGTATGATTCCAATCGTACTTGGATTTGATGTTACAATTGTAGTTTCAAGTCAACTTGACCTATTTAAAGTTACTGAGGCAATCATTAAAAAGATGTACCGTGCTAATTATTATAACGTAGAGGTTGGACATCTTGAAGAGGGACTATATAGAGTTTCTTCTGAATATGCAGTACCTGATGATTATAGTATGGAAAGACCAGTTGAATTTGGATTTGGCGAAAAAGAGGACTTTAGGGTTACCTTTCCTCTAGAAATCAATTCATTCATTCCATCATTTGACTTCTCAACCGCAAGACATGCTGGTAATAGAATGGAAGTTATTGGAAGCTTTAACAATACACAAAATGGAGAAGTTGAAGGACCAGATGCTCCACTACTAGGAGACAACTATAGTGTTACTGGTCGAGAAGTTCCATTTAAAGAATAAATACTTGATATATAAAGAAAATTAAAAAACCATAAAATGGCTACAGTTAAGAAAAATATCTTCACGATTTGCTTTGAGTCTGACGAGAACTCTAAAGTAGTTTATACTGCTGGAAAATTCTTCAACGTAACAGAGAGCGGAGTTTCACCAATGTCGACTGCAAATAATCCACTATTGGAAGACCTAGCATATTCACTGAAGAACTTTAATGTAACAGAAGAGGGCTTAAGCTTTTACTACGATCTAAAATCTAAGTCTATCAAAAGAATCACTGAAGGAATTGCTTCAGCAGAGTTACAGCAAGAAAAAATGAATGAGTCGGTTGAGTCTTTCAACGAATTGATCGAGCTTAACGCAAAACTTTCTGAAGTAGAAGCTCTAAGAAAAGAGCACAAACTTGCTGGTAACGAAGCTGCAGTTTCTGAAGCGATCAACATTATTTCTGAAATCAAAGCATCGATTGCTAAGGTTAAGGAAACAGCAACAGTTACTCTATACAGATACGTTGCAGAAGAAAATAAAGTATACGTTAACAATACTGAAACAGCTCTAGAAAATTTCACAGAGAATATGTTTGCTGCAGGTTACATTAACTACGCAGACAAAGCAATTCTAAAAAAGTTCGAAGCCGCTGCAAATAACTTTGATAAGTATTCAGTCGCTGAAAACCTAACAGAAATCAACGAAGACTCAATTACTGTTTCAACATTTAGAGTTAACGAAAAAGCTTTTGTTTATAAGAACAACGTAGAAACTACAATTACAGAATTTAAAGAACTATCTGCAGTAGCAGCTATCGATTATATTTCTGAAAAGACAGGAGAAGATGTATCATTCATGTTCGAAGACGTCCTACAAGCAAAACTAGAATTAAGATCTAGATTAGATGCTAAAATCGAAGAGACTTTAGGCCTAATCGCATTCTTAAAAGATCAGAGAAATATTCTAGCAGAGGCTAATAAGAATATCCCAGAAATTAAAGAAGCTGATAAACTAATTAGTTCTGAAATCGCTAACTTCGAAACAATCATTTCTATTCTAGAAAATGATGAACTAACAAGAAACGATGGTTTTACAGATGCAACTCTTAAAACAGAATATGATAAATTCCAACCTGGAACTGAAGTAAAAGTAGATGCTCTAGACTATACGACTGCTGGTAAAGACGATATGATTAACGTTGTTATCGGAGAAGAAACAGTTAAAATTGAAAAACGCTACGTTGAGATTAGTTCTAAAGAGACAATCTAATAAACATAGTTATTAACAATAAGAAAAGGGTCAATTGGAAACAATTGGCCCTTTTTGTCTATAATCTAAAACAAAATAGATTATGAGTTTATTACAGATACTTATTATTCTTGCCTTTGGCCTTTGGGGCTACAAGAATTTTGAAGATAAAAACAGAGAGCCTTGGAGAGGTTTCCTATGGGGATTCTTTTTAGGTATAATTGGAGTAGGTATTACTTATACGTTTAGTAAAAAAGAAATTAACGACAATAATGGCTAGAAAAAAGAATTACTTAAACAATAGGGACCTTTATGATGAGATCGTAAAGTCTAAAGAACAGGATCAGCTTACACCTAAAGCTGAAAAAATGCTTGTTATGTTGGCTGAGCGAGCGATTCGCAAATTGACTTATGTTAGTGATGATGATCGCCAGGATTGTTTACAATTCGCGCTATTAGATTTATTAAAGTATTGGAGAAACTTTAACCCAAAGTATACGAATGCCTTTGCCTATTTTACTGAGATCGCAAAGCGTGGTTATGCAAAAGGTTGGAATAAAATCCACCCTAAAAAATACAAGTCTACCCTATCGCTTGATAAAAATAGCGGCAGTTCAGATCATGAGGGTGGATTGTTCAATATCTGATGTCAATAAAGAATGTAAAACCAACTAAAAATTCAGGATTTAACCAAGGATATTTCACACCAACATACCCACAGAAATACCTTGGCAAACCTCCTATTATCTACAGGTCATCATGGGAACGCAAATTTATGATTATGTGCGACTCTAGAGACGATGTCGTAGCGTGGTCCAGTGAACCTGTAGAGATTAAATATTGGTCTACATTAGATTCTAAAGTCAGAAAGTACTACCCTGATTTTTATATGAAAGTGCAAAAGGGTGAAGGTATCTTTGAAGAATTTCTGGTAGAGATTAAACCGTCAGAACAGCTTAAGAAACCTAAACCTCCTACAAAGAATTCTAAAAAGGCTCTTAACTCATATAAGTTTTTAGCCGAGCAGTTCGTTATTAATCGCGATAAATACATATATGCTAAAAAGTGGGCGGAAGAAAGAGGTTGGCGATTTATTGTCTTAACTGAAAAGACGCTTAAATAATGGGTGAAATCAAACGACAAATCAGAAAACTAAGTAAAGATGCCGGTGGTAAACCATTGGCTAGAAGATCTGCTGAAAAGTGGTTTAGTGCTGGCAAAAGAAAAAGGTCAGATAAATCAGTATCTTCAACTGGTCAAAGATTTAGACCTGGTAAAATTTACGTATTTGAATATAAGACACCAAAGGGAATTGACCGATTAGAATGGTGGGACCAGAATCCAGTCGTACTTGCATTAGATCCATATAAGGGAAATGACGTTGGAATTAACCTTAACCTTTTACCAGTTACTGTAAAAGAAGAAATGTTAGACTTGGTATATGACCGAATGCAGGGTCAAATTAAAAGCCAAACAATGGGATCTAAATCAGGAGATGCTCAACGACAGGGACAGATACAGTTTAGCTATGAAGGGGCAAGGTCATTCTTAAAAAGATATGGATATGATTTTGCAATTAGACAATACATACCAAATTTAAAGTCAAATCAAGCAGTAATTGCTTATGAAAGTTGGGCTAAAATAGCACTATGTGACTTTATAGATTTAAATGGAAGTAGTGTTGCTAGTGTTAGGGCCCAGTTTAGAAAACACAACAGATAACAAGAATATATACTAAAGAATATAATATTAACCTACAATGGCAGGATTTACTAATAACAACAATGGTCCATTAAGTACCAATAAAAGACCGTTTAGGCTTTCAGACTCTCTGAGAGCTCTTTCGTCGTTTGGTATGAGATATGACGACCTTGTATTAAGACAGTCTCAAGCAATTGGTCCAATGGAGGATCAAATAGGTTACGGTCAAATGAACCCACTTGGATGGGACAACGATGATATCTATGGAGCATTTGCTGCTCTTTCAATGACCGACATTAACCTAAAGAAGAACATTCCATTCTTTGATAAGGACTATGCTGGAAAAAGAGATGACTTAAGAAGCTTCTCGATGAATGACGAGATTGAGGATATCTTAGACATTTTAAGTGATGAGACGATTGTTTATGATGATAAGAATTTCTTTTGTCAACCTGAAATTTTAGGAATGGATGTTTCTGAAGATGTTGAAAAGGACCTTAATAAATACTTTAAGCAAATCTATCAATACTTTGGATTCACTCAAGATCAATCAGCATGGTACTATTTTAGAAAGTTCTTAATTGATGGTTACCTTGCATTTGAAATTATCTATTCACCGGATCAAAAGACCGTAATTGGTTTTAAAGAACTTGATCCAATCACACTAGTACCTGGTTATAATAAAGAGGACGGTAAGAAAGTTTGGATTCAATATAAGGACGATCCAATTAAACAGAGAAAACTATACGATTCTCAAATTGTATACATCTCATATTCGTCAATTACAACCGCATCTAGAGTTTCATACGTTGAAAGATTGGTTAGATCGTATAACCTTCTTCGCATTATGGAACACACTCGAGTGATTTGGGCTACCACTAACTCGAGCTTTAGAATGAAATTCATTATCCCAGTTGGGGGTAAATCTAAAACACGTGCTAAACAATCGCTAGCTCAATTGATGCATTCATATAAAGAGAATGTTGAATTTGATTGGGATAGTGCAACTCTACAAACTGATGGTAAACCAATGCTACAGTTTAATAAAGAGTACTGGCTACCAAGTAAAGAGGGAGAAAGCCCTGAAATTGAAACACTTGGAGGAGATGGACCAGACCTTTCAGATACTGAAGCACTAAAGTACTTTGCAGATAAACTAAAGCACGTTTCAAAAATCCCATATTCACGTTTCCTATATGAAGATGGTGGTGGCGATTTCAATATGGCCGCTGATGGTATGATTCGTGATGAAATTAAATTCTCTAAATTCGTTAAGCGTTTAAGATCTACATTCCAAGAGATTTTGGTTAAGCCATTATACTTACAAATGTGTCTTAAGTACCCTGAATTTGAGAACGATCCACAATTCAAAACTCAAGTCGCTCTAAGATTTAACGAAGAAAACGTATTCGCTGAACTTAAGAATTACGAAATAATGGAGAGACGCCTAGACTTTATCGGTCAAATGCGTGACAGTCTAGTAGAAACTAACCCAGAAACAATGGACGAAGAATACTTCTTCGATATGGACTTCCTAGTTAAGAAATACTTGAAGATTTCTGATGATGATTTAGCAGCTAATGCAGCCGCAAAAGCATCGAAAGCAGCTGAAGATGCTGGAGAGGAACCAGACGACGAAATGGGTGGATTCTAAAAAAGATAAATAAGTTATGAAATACGTAAAATTATTTGAGCAGTTCATCAAAGAGAACACAGCGAAACCTAATCCAGATTCGGATGTTGTTGCTGATGATATCACACTTGAAGATGAAAGAGTTATTAGCTCGGCTGAAATCATTGGCGCTATAATTAATAGTGAAAGTGAAAAAGAGCTAGAGGATTACTTTTATGATAAATATGGTCAAACTGCATTTAGAGCAGGAGAACTAGCTGAGATTAAACAACTTTGGAATGAATACCAAGCCGAAGTTAAAGAATTAGAAGCTGAAGAGGAAGGAGAAGAAGAGGCTCCGGCTGTAGAAGGAGAACCTGAAGCTGAAGGAGAAGCTGAAGATGGTGCAGCTGATGATATTCTAGATGACCTATAAAAGTTTATCATAATAAAAAGATATATAAAAAAACAATAAAACTCAAAATATGGAAAATATGAAGGATCTTTTGATTGTAGAGATGTCATCGAACGCTCTTTCTGTAGAGAATACAGAGTCAAAAGACTATGTTTTGGAGGGTATCTTTGGTGAAATTGATGTTAAAAACAAGAACCAAAGAATTTATACTGAGGACGAATATGTACCTCAAATTGAAGCTCTTCAGCAGAAAATCAAGTCAGGTAAACTGTTAGGTGAGTTAGATCACCCTTCACAGTTTGACGTATCTTTAAAGAACGTATCACACGTTATTGAAGATCTACACTATGACAGTGAAAAGAAGCAAGTAAGAGGACGTATCAGACTTTTAGATACTGATGCTGGTCGCCAAGCAAAAGCATTAGTTGATGCGGGCGTACCTCTACAAATCTCATCAAGGGCAGCTGGTGCTGTTGAATCAAACGGTAAAGTAAAAATCAAACAACTATTTACTTATGACCTAGTAGCTGATCCAGGATTTGAAAACGCTGAACTAAAGCGCGTTAACGAATCTTATGGTTTTGCTAGTGAAGGTGGCCTGTATATTTATGAGATAAATAAAGAACAAGAAAACATTACAACAACTCAAATTATAGAAAATCAAGAAATGGCAGACTTTGTAAAAGCTGACGACTTCAACAAGTACACTGAGTACCTTGCAAATGAAATCAAGTCGTTAAAAGAAGCAATCGAAACAACGAACCAGCCTGTTGAGAGTGAAGTATCTGAAGCAGATCTAAACGCTGTTAGAGAGCACAACGACCACATTGTTGAGAACTTTAACAATCTTTCAGAGTACGTTAAGTACCTTGCAGAAAAGCTAGATCAATCAATTCAATACTCTGAGCATGTAGCTGAAAAGGCTGATCAAGGAATTCAGTACTCTGAAGAAGTAGCTGAAAAACTAGACCAGTCAATCCAATACTCTGAGCACTTAGCAGAGGGTATGGAAAAGGTAAAAGAATACGCTAACTATTTAGCTGAAGCTCACAATGAGAACACAACTTCATCTGAAAAGTTAATCGAGTACGTTGACTACCTAAAACAAAATCTACAGTCAGTAACTGAATATGCTGAGTACATTGCTGAATCTATCAACGAAAACCTAGTAGTTGAAGAATTAGACAAAGGCGAAGAGGATGAAGGTGCTGCTAAGGATATGGAAGAAATCGAAGATAAAGATTCTGAAGTTGGTAACAACACTGAAGAAGGAGATGTAGAAGGAGAAGAAGTAGCTCTACCTGCAGAAGAAATCGAAGCAGAAGATAAGAAAGTAAATACTGAAGCTGATAAGAAAACTACAGATACTTCAGCTGAATTAGAAGCAGATCTAGAAGGAACTGCTGATGATGCTGGTAAAGAAGTAGTTGAATCTTCTGAAGAAGTTGAAGAAACTGAAGAAACTGAAGAAGTAGCTGAAGAAGAAGGAGAAGAAGCTGCTAAAGATATCGAAGAAATCGAAGATGAGCATGAAGAAGAAATGGAAGAAGAAGTTTCTGCTGCTGAGGCTTACAAAAACGAAATCTCTAGCAAACTAAGCTCACTTGTTGAAGCTGCTACGAAGAAAGAAAACGAAAATCCATCATTCTTTAAAATCGTTTCTTCAAACGTTCAAGAAAAGTACAACGCACTTAACGAAGATGCTAAGACTGAAGTTAGAAGAGCAGTTTCTAAGAGAGGCTTTATGACTGAATCGCAAATTGAATCAATCATCGAAAGCTCTAATCTAATCGTAGAAAACAGAAACGCTGAACCATTCTTCATTACTGCAATGCCAGTAGAATACAAAGAAGCATGGGAAGCTCTATCTGAATCTAAGAAGAATCAAATCATGGCTCAATCTAAGTACCACAAACTTGGAACTGAGTACCAGGTAAGAAACTTCTGGCAAACAAGAGACCTTAGAGAGTCTGCTCCAGTAATGGAAAAGCTTGAAATGGTTAAAGAATCTAAAGAAGAAGAAAAGAAAGGTCTAGGATATGATGTAACTTCATATGCTGAACAATTCAAAAAGAGATTCAATAAATAAGGATATATAAAAAGATATCGACGATAGGGCGACAGAAGCAGAAAGCCCAAATATGTCGAGTTTAAACAACAAACAAAAAACAAAAATCTGAAAAAATGGCAAATTTAATTAATGAGGCAGAAATCAGAAGTACTTGGGCTCCTGTAATTGAGGAAGCAACTGGTATCAACGATTCTAACAAGCTGGCTTGGATGTCAACTTACTGCCACAACCACAAGCTATACGAAGATGCTAACATGATGAGCTTAGGTTCAGTTGGTTCTTTCAATAGTATGAACATCGGAGGTATGGGTGCTGTAACTCTACCAGATACTGCTGCGGGCTTTGATGCACAAAGAGGTTCTGGAGATAAAGCTCCAACACTACTTCCATTAGCAATGCAAGTTGCTGCACAAACTATCGGTCTAGATCTAGTACCGGTTATCCCAATGGCTGGTCCTATGGGTCTTTTATCTTACCTAGACTTCGTATACGAAGGTGGTAGATTAGATAACGACGTAACTCCAACTTACGTAAAAGTTAGCGGTACTAACCTAGTAGTAGGTGATGACGGCGTAGCTGCTCCAAACACTAAGGATTTCGCAGTACTAGTTGGTACTTCACGTCTAGACGGTGTAGGTATCTACAAAATCACTGAAGCTGGTGAAGCTGAAGCTGCATCAGGAACAGTAGCTGATCTATTCACTGCTGATGACGATGCAGACGGTAACACTACTCTAAAAATTGAGTTAGTAGCTGCTCTAAACGATCACATCCCAGGATTCTCTGGTAACGAGAACGCTGATGGTGATCTACTAGATGCTTCTCCATTCTCAAGAGAAGTTGGTGAAAGAACTCCTGATAACATCATGGGTCTTTCTCTATTCAGCAAATCAGTTGAAGCTGAGACTTTCCAAGTTGCAGCTGCAGTAACAAGAGAGCAAGTTCAAGACCTTAAGCAATTCGGTGTTGACGCAGTAGCTCAAGTTGAAGCAGTTCTAACTAACGAACTAACTCAGTCAATCAACTCTTACATCTTAGGTACTATGAGATCTATGGCTGAAGCTAGACTAGGTACTCTAGCACTTGATTACTCAATCAATGGTGGTAACACTTACGGTGATCACAACAGAAGAATCTTAACTCACATCCTAGCTGCAGCGAACTTAATCGCTAACAGAGGTCGTAGAGGTGCAGGTAACTTCGCAGTAGTTGATGCTAAAGTAGCTTCAGCTCTACAAGGAGTTGCTGGATTCGTTCCAAACCCAATGGCTAACACCATTTCACAAGTTGCAGGTGCAATCTACCCAGTAGGTTCTGTAGCTGGTATCAATATCTACACTGATCCAAGACTTCCATTCGATGGAAAAGAAGTTGCGGGAGAAGAAACTCACGAAGTTCTAGTAGGTAGAAAAGGTGATGGTAACGGTGCAGGTCTAGTATTCATGCCATACCTAATGGCTGAATCAGTACAGACTATCGCTGAAGGTACAATGGCTCCTAAGGTAGCTGTTAAATCTAGATTCGCTCTAGTAAAAGCAGGTTTCCACCCAGAAACTCAGTACCACAAATTTAGCATCACAGGTCTAGAACTATAATCTTACGATTAATTAGTATAACCTATATTGAAAGGGTCTCTTCGGAGACCCTTTCTTTTGTTTAGAAGATATATAGATTATAAATAAAAGAATATGAAAATGAAGCTATCTAAGAAATTGATGCTCTTTGAAGAATTTACTGAGATAAAAACTGAAGTTGGCTCGACAGTAGATACAGACGTAGATTACGGTATGAAGGGTGAAATCATCCAGGATGTCGATACTATTATTTCTAAACTTGAAGATCTTGCTAATAATCTAGGTTCTGATAGAGTTGGAACTACTGAAACTGCAAATGAGTCTAATGAAATTCTTGTCGAAGGTGCTGCTGATCAATTAATGAGCGCCGAATTATATATGTTACCATTAGTAGCAGCTGGTTTAGTAGGAGGTGCAGCAGTTGGAGTTGGTGTTCTTATAAAAAGGGCAATGAAGAGAAAAAAGATCAAGAAGCTCTTTAGTAAAGAGATTGAAAAGCCTAGACTAGAAGCGATGAATCTTAAAATTCAAAAGGCTGAAGAAAAAGAGGCTGATAAGAAGAAAAAGATGGAAGCTGAAATTAAAAAACTTGAAGCTGGGGCATCTACGATGCAAACATCGCTAGGTGAAAAATACCCAAATTCAAAGGACCTTTTAGCTGCACTTAATGCCGATCTTAATTTTAAGATAACTTCTATCCTTATAAAGAAAGGAGTTCTTACTCCATCGGAACTTGAAAAGGCTAAGCAACTTAATACAAATTCACAGGAAACTATTGAAACAGCAAACGCAAATGCTGCTCAAGAGAAAGAAAAAGGAAAAGAAATAGCAAAAAATGCAACTGACGAAGAAAAGGAAGAAATCAGAAAGGCTGCAGAAGAAGCTAAAGAAAAAATGAGCCCTGAACAGAAGGCAAAGAATAGTAAAGAGGGTGAATCAAAGGACGATGAATCAAAAGAACCTACCCAAGAAGAACTTGACGCAGCAGACAAAGGTGTTTCAGATGCTAAAGCATCATATGATGAAGTTAAAGATGGTGATGATGAAAAAGCTAAACTTCAGGCCGAAATTAAAGTTAAACAGGCTCAACAGAAGAGAGCAAAACTTAAAGATAATGATGAACTTTACCAAGGCTTAGGGGATGATATTGGTGAGCTAATGAAGAAGATACAAGCTCTAGGTTAATCTTTAGATATTAAAGAAAAACCTACATTCAAATCAGCATCAATTGCCGATAAGTTTAGAGTTTTAATGTAATCAAAGACGACGCTTAGCATTCTTCTTTGCAAGATTTAGGAACTCCTGTCTCTCATTGAGCAGGAGTTCTTTGCATTTCTTGCGAAACTCAATTGAACTCTTAAGAATTCGGCTGTCAACCATTGGAGCTTTAAGGACATCATGGTACTCTGAATGTACAAAATTCTCAAGGTCAAAATTCATAAATTTGGCTCTAATTGGTTTACCAGATATTGCACAAACCCAATCGATTTGATTATAGTTGTTCTCAAGTGTCTGCTTATCAACAGCTACACTGCTTTCCCAATCCCAATATAACTTTAATGCCGCAGAATCTTTCACCGAAGGTCTCTGTATTTTAAGAGCACACTCAACAAATTGATCGCTTTCAGCCCATCGGTAGATATGCTTGTGTTTAATTAAAAACTGTCGAAATGATTTTGGCAAATACTTAAGGACAATCCCAAATCTAGCCCCCTTTTTATTAGAGCTTCTTACGATATTAATCTTTGAGTAACTTATTGCCATATTTGTATTTATTCGTGGAAACAAAATGGCCTAGACTCATATAATTAGCAAAGACTTTTGTATGCAATCAATAAATCAACTCTTTACAGAGAAATACCGTCCAAAAAATTTGGATGAGTTGATCCTACCGGATCGAGTTATGAATAAGTTCAAAGATGGCTTAGTACAGAACATGTTATTTGCAGGTTCACCAGGTACTGGAAAGACGTCGACTGCGAAAGCAATTGTAAATCAATTTGAACTTCCATACCTCTATATTAATGCATCTACTGATACTTCAGTTGAAGTTATCAGAACCCGAATCATTGACTTTTGTTCTACTGTTTCGATTATGGATAAAGCAGGGGCATTTAAGGTAGTGATTCTTGATGAGGTTGATGGTGTAAGTGATCAGTTCTTTAAAGCACTTCGCGCAACAATGGAAACATTCGCAAGTAATAGTCGCTTTATTGCAACTTGTAATTACATCAATAAATTACCAGATCCAATCTTATCGCGGTTTGAAGTAATTAACTTTGACTTTGATAAGGAAGAAGAGGCTGAATTGACAAAGAAATACATTCGCAGAGTATATGACATCTGTGGAAAAGAAGAAATGACAATTGAGAAACCAGCTCTGGTTGAATTTGTTCGTCGTAATTTCCCAGATCTTCGTAACACTCTTAATAAACTACAAGGCTTCAAAACACAAGGTACAAATAATATTACCGTAACTGATGTGAAGAAGTTTAACTCAGTGTATAAAGACGTATTTGAGTTAATTTTTAACAACACAGATCCAGCAGAAAACTATAAGGTGTTGGTGAGTAACTACTCAAACCGGGTAGATGATGTATTGGCGGCACTAGGCGCCGAATTTGTGGAATACATACAACAAGAGAAACAACAAAGCGTTAAACACATACCGCAAATCATCGTATCAGTTGCACAACACCAAGCACAAAGAGTACATGTGATTGACCCGGTAATAACGATGTTAAGTTGCGTGTATTCTCTACAGACGATTATAAGATCTTAAAAAAATATTGCTACAGATTTTTTTATGTCAAGAAAAATGATTATATTAGATCTGTAAAAACAACATAACAATGAAAGTGGGAAAACATACATTACTTATCGACGGTAATTACTTCATCTTTAGTAGATTGTTCGTAATGCCAAGACCAAAAAGCGGAATGCTTCTTGGTGATGACAAAGCGAAGGCACAGTTTATGCGTAAGCTGTCAATTGACTTTGCATCTGAAATGCGTAAACTTCAAGGGTTTGTCGACGATGTTGTAGTGGCTGTCGATTCTAAATCTTGGCGTAAAGACTTATACCCACAAGCCGATTATAAAGGTACTCGTAAGCAGGACAGCTCAGTTAATTGGGAAGCTGTTTATGATGTATACGCAAAATTCCAAGAAATCTTAAAATCAAAGGGTGTTACAGTTCAGCAAACTTCAGGTGCAGAAGCAGATGATGTAATCTTTGGCTGGTCAGTTGCTCTTAATGATCGTGGTAAATCTTGTATTGTATGGACTGGTGATCGTGACCTAATTCAACTTGTCAATCACTCAACCGCGAACGATGCACATACAATTTGGTACTACAACTCTAAAAAGAGTCTTTATGTCTACCCAGGATTCCAAGCAGATATGGATCGCTTAGCATCTGATGCTCTTAGTGATGATGAAATGCTATTTAATATGGGTGGTTCACATGTAACCCGTGATGATTACCAACGTCAAATCTTAGCATGGATTCAAAAGAATAAGATTCAAACTACGGAAGTTGACTGTGATGAGTTTATCTTTAAAAAGGTTCTAGTTGGCGACAGTAGCGATAACATTGCTTCAGTTGTAACTTGGCAAAAAGAAATGAAGAATGGTAAACTTCGCAACTATTCAATTACTGAAAAGATGGCAGAAAAGATTTGGGAACAATATGTCAAAGAATTCGATACTTTCGAAATTGACTACCTATTCTCAGATGCTCAAAAAAGTAGATTGTCAGACATTATCCATCGAGTAGTTGGTAAGAGTTCACCTGCTTTAATTAAAACGGCTCTCAGTAGTAATATTGGACTAATGGTTCTACATAACCATATTATACCAGAAGCAATCCAAAAGGCAATCTATAAAGAGATTGACTCTTTATGGGAGGGTGCTGTTGAAAATATGAATGTTCTATTCGATAAGGATAAGATTCTAGAAGGAACTCATTGGTTAAATGGCTCAAGCGAACCAGCAGGTATGGATCCTTTTGCAGGCATGGATATTCCTCAAGATCCAAAACCAATGAAGACAATTGGCAAAAAGAAGGATGAAACAAAAGCAAAGCCAAAGACTAAAAACTTAAATAACCTATTCTAATGATACCAACGCTTGAAGAACAAATTCACATCGAAGAGATTTTAGCTGAAGCAAGAGCTTACGGTCTTGATTGGGAAGTTAAGTCTTGGGCGATGCAATTCATGAAAGATAACCCTGAAATGCCACTAGTAGATGCATATCAACTTGCATATATGGAGTGGGTTAAGTAACTATGCTAGACGAAACTAAACTATTTGACTTCGTGAAAATAATGTTCACGAGGCCAGCAGACTATAAGAAAGTAAAACAAATCAACAAGAAGCGACATCACTTTATGATTAATCGTTTCTTTTCTATCAAATACCCAGCAAACGCACAGTTATTTAATGTTAATGGTATTAATGGTGGAAATGTAGTTGAGAGTTGGTCAATCGTTGCTTCTCGATTTAAGAGCGTTCCCGGTTGGATCTACACTAAAACAAAAAAGGCGCCAGCCAATAAACAGGATAAATATACTCCAGATCCTGTTGCTGTCCAGCTTTTTATGGAAAAGAATGAGATCGGAAAAAGGGAATTCGAAGAATTAAAAACCTTTGCAAAGGATCAATTGTATGATGATTTGCAAAAAATTGAGAAGCAAATAGATGTCTACTCCAAATAAAAACAACTTTACTGAAATTGTCGACATTGTACTATACCGCTATAATTCAGTGGATAGTAAACTATGGTCTCTTATTAAAAGAGAATCTGGTCATAGAAAATTAGACCAAGATAGTTTATTAGTTAGTGCGGAGGCTATTAACAGAATTATATTAATTCACTTTAGATCTGAAGTAAATAAGTTTCAGTCTATTGAAGGTGCAATGGTGTATAAAGAGGCTACCACAATTTACTTTATGTGGAAAATGCTAAATGAAATCAAATCGCTAAAGTGGATTAAAATTAACCTTATTAAAAATGCCAACTATTCAAGAGTCGTAAACATGGACGAGATGAAGACGATTAAGTTTTCAATCAAAACAATTAGAGGTACGTTTAGAACCTTTGATTACTTTGCAAATAGTCAGCTTCCTCTCGTTAATCATATTTTATATAAGTCAAAAATACTAGGAGCAAATCAACACTATCGAGTTGTCAGAATGTCGAGCTTTTTATCAGCACTTGATAATTTTCTAATGAACAACAATAGCAGCGAATTTGCACTTCCAGTCAGTACAATTATTAACGAACTCGAAGATTTTGAGAATGACGATCCAGAAGTTCTCATTATTACTGATTATGATTCAGATATATAAAGAAAATATATCTAATCAACATGCTTAAAATTGGTAAAAGAGAGGGACTAGTATACATTTCAGTTGTTTTATGGGTCTTAATGGGGATCCTTGGTGCTATTAAAGGTGCCGATTTACAACAACTTGCAGTTTACTTTGGTTCTCTAACAGCATACGTTGCAACCTATATCTGGGCAGAAACTAAAAGACCATCTGAAAAGACAGGTATTTTAGAGAAGGGTCCAAGCTCAAGAAGAGAAATGATGATATATGTTGTTACTGGAATATGGGCAATTGCTGGAGCAGTTGCTATCTGGTACGCCGCTAATTTAACAGATCTAGCAGTTTACTTTACATCACTTACTGGTTTTGTAGCAAGTTGGATTGCAGGAGAAGTTTACACTCCACAGGATAAGATTAAGAAATAATGGCGAATAGTTTTACCGCAACACAGATCGGCGATTCATTTGTCGCTAAAACCAAAGACCCACAACATAATGCACTGAGCATTAGTGCATGGGAAATCCTAGTTGGTGTTAGTAATGACAATACAGTTGGTAAATTACAAGTTACCGACGGGTCAACCTCTGTAATTGGAGTTGGTACAAATTTAACCCTGCAAAGTGGAGATCAATTTATTATTGGTAACTTAACATTTACAGTTGATAATGTAATTGACGCAAATAATTTCACAATCACTGAACCGGCTCCAGTAACAGGACTATTTAACTTTTATCTTCCAGAAAATTCAAACAATTATTTTAACTATCAATTTAGATGGTCTCAAAGTAATCTTCCAGATGGAGGTCAATTTAGTGAGTTTAGAGAGTTAACTAGCAACACTGGACCAAATGACCTACTAGGACTTACATTTGACCCAGAAATTCCAGTTTGGATTGATATTAGATTTGAAGCTGAAAGACTTTCACAGGGTGCTTCAATTAGTTTATTAAGCTGGAGATTTGATTACTTAACGACTGAAGGAGTTGTAGTATCGTGTCCTAACTGGTGTGAAGAGTGTACTGATCCATATGCAATGGACGGTTGCGCAAACATCGTAATCGACTGCGGTGACGGATTATACAACCCATATAACCTAAGAAAGCCCCATTCATATTATAGACAATTAAGCTCTCTTACAAATCAAATGTGGGGACATGAAGTAAGATACTTTAGAGTTGAACCGGACCAGAGAAGTAGAGACGTGATTCTAATGGAGTACTCACTCTATAATGTGGTTGAAGAGTCAACTATGAAAGTAATGGTTCCAGATAACGAATTTCCAACTAGAGAATTTAACTTTGATATCTTTGGAATGGACTTTGAAGAGTTTGAGATTCATATTACAGGAGATGCATTTACATCCGCATTTGGAACAGGAATGGAACCTAGAAGCAGGGACTACCTATTCTTTCCAATCTTAAATAGAATGTATGAGGTAAGTACAGTTGCCCTTGCTGACCAATTCAATGCTCAGTTGACCTATTGGAGAGTTCAACTTAGAAAATGGGAGGACAGAACAAGTTCAATTCACACTGATACTGCAATTGAGCAAGAGGTTGATGATTTAACAACTGGAATTGAAGAGGTATTTGGAGAAGAGATTCAACAAGAATTTGAAAAGGTTACAAAACCACAGCAGTTTAAAACTGTTTACCAAGAACTTGACGATTCTATTAGATACAGTAAACATCCATCACTTCAAATCCAGGATGCTGAGATTAGAAACAAGTGGACAATGATTTCAAAGAACAATTATATGTTGAATAAGGCAGACGTTGGAGAAAGATATGCTCTAACATATAATGCCCTTTCAAAATTAACCACTTCTGAGAATCTGGCGATTACTGCTTGGTTTAGACCACAGTTTACGGCAGCAGATACTGCAAACTATGTGTTTATCGATGGTAGAGCAGACTCTGATTTTACTAAGGGACTTGCGGTTGCAACTACACAGACTGAAATGAATGTAACTATTAACGGAGCAAACTATCAACTAGTGTACCCGAATAAATTGGAGTTTAATGTTTGGTATGCTGTCGTTGTGAATGTTAATAATACACATGGCGATTTAAGTCTAAATGTTTATCGACTAGATCCAAATTCAAATCTTGGTCTTGCACATAAGAAGAATTCAACATTTACTAATTTTGTAGATCAGACATATACACTACCTTCTACTGAATGGAATGCAGAAAAAGGATGGAGCCTTTCAGCAGCTCCACTAAACGTAACAAACATCAGATTGTTCGAAAAGGTAATTGAAGCAGAGCAGCACATGAATGTTCTACAACAATATGTAGTTCGCGATGCTGATCTAGCAATTATGACCGATAACGCAATTCCATCAATTCAACTAAGACAATACAGTAACCCAAGGTAATTAATGTGGGACCAATATTGGATCTCACGGTAAACTTGGATATATAGACTATAATATAATATTATGAGCGATAAGAAACGAACAATAAGTGACCAGGCTGACGAAATACGCAGAGAACTGGATGACTTGATTGGAGATAATGAAAGTTTAGACATAGATCAGGATCCTACCGATACTGCAATTATGAAACAACCAACATCGCTCCCTCCGGTAAATTACGGAGACATCAAGTTAAAATCAACAAATAAGGCGAAGAAGACAATCACAAGTCTAATGAAGTTCTATCTTGATTCAGATATCATTGAGAAGGACGAATATATTCAAGCTAAGAAAAAGATGGATGAGATGACAATGTCCTCTCTAATCTATCAGCTTCAAGCCGGTGAAAGAGCACTAACAACATTATTAGAAACTATTGAAGCAGGGGAACTTGCACCAAGGATGTTTGAGGTGTTAGCAACCCTACAGAAATCAATGCTCGACATTATTAAGTCACAGACAATGTACTTAATGGCAGCTGAAGAATCAACAAAGAGAATTGCACGTGACATCGAAATCTATAAGAAACGCGACGATACTCGAGAAATTGAACAGAGTGGCGGTAGTACAGAAAATAAAAACATTCAACGAGGTACCAAGGACCTAATGGCAGCCATTCAAGCTGGAATTAAGAATGGTACTAATGAAGAAGACATTGAAGACGTAGAAATCGACGAAACTGAATAATGAGCGATTACGTAGGAGATAATAGATGGATCCCGAAAGAAGAGGGTGATGTACAGTCAGACAGAATTGTTTGGTCAACTAAACAGGTCAATGATCTGCTATTAGCACTTGACCAAGGGTATCGACCTAAAGTTAAGATGCCATTCTACGAGGGTAAGCAATTCTTAAGAAAGGGTAATATTGTCTTTGAATATACTGACGATGAAATTGCAGAACTTGCAAGATGTGCAACTGATATTGTATACTTTGCTGAAAAATATGCAGTAGTAATGACCGATGATGGTATTAAGAGGGTAAAACTTCGCGAATACCAAAAAAGAATGCTGCGTAATTTCCAAAGTGAAAGATTCAATATTGTACTTGCGTCAAGACAGATGGGTAAAACTGTAACTGCATCGATTTATAATGCATGGTATGTTACGTTTAATACTGATAAGAACACACTACTTCTTGCAAACAAGAGTGATACGACAAAGGAAATCATTGATAAGGCAAAGGTTGTAATTGAGAACCTTCCATTCTTTATGAAGCCGGGTATTATTAAATATGATGTAATGAATGTTCGTTGTGATAATGGTTGTCGTTTAATTGGTCAATCTACAACAGCAAAGGCCGGTATTGGTTTTACCATTCATAACCTGTACATTGATGAGTTCGCGCACATTCACCCATCGATTGCTGATTCGTTCTATGAAAACGTTTATCCTACTCTATCAGCTTCGAAAGTATCAAGACTAACGATTACTTCAACTCCAAATGGTTTCAATAAGTTTTATGAAATCTATGCAGCTGCTGAACGTGGCGATAATGAGTATACTTCAATGCGTATTGACTGGTGGGAACACCCAGACCGCGACGATGCATGGTACCAACGAGAACTTGGAAACCTTGGTTCAATTGAAGCATTCAATAAGCAATATGGTAATGAATTCGTAAGTTCTTCAAACCTGTTAATGGATCCTGTCGATATGAAAAGGATGAGAAAGAGGATGAAGAAATATGTCTACCATGACCTGGAAGAATTTGAAAATATTGGAATTGATGTTGAAGGGTTCTTAGCATGGGATCCTGACTTCGATATTGAAGATTCTAGATACAGTGAAAACTTCTGGTTATTTGACGTTGATATTGCAGAGGGAAATGGTGGTGATTATTCAGTAATTAACGTGTTCCAAGTTTCTCCAATGGATTTTAAAGAGATTGAGAATGTTAACAATCCAGGAGCAATGTATGATTTCTTTAAATTAAAGCAAGTTGCCCGTTTTAGAAGTAACGAGCATGTAATTGAAGATTTCGCAAAAGTACTATACACTTTAGCAATTGATATATTCTACAATGAGAACGTAAAAATGATTGTTGAATATAACACATATGGTACAGTTCTATTCCAGTACTTAAGAACGGTTTTCCCACAGCGCAATGACTTTGATGAAGAGATGGTGATTAGATTTAGACACCGACATGATGCAAGAACCTTAAAGCCTGGTATTAAACTAAAAGCAGATAATAAGGCAATCTTTTGTCAGAACTTTTCGAAGCTCTACAAAAATAATAGAATTGACATAACAGATGAGGAAACCATTACTGAGGCAAGTCTATTCGGTGTCTTACCAAATGGAAGTTATGGTGCTCAAATGGGTAATGATGACCTTATTATGACATGTATTACAGCAACCGAATTCTTTAATACAACGGATTACGCTGATTATATTGAAGAACTTCTTGATTTTGTTGATTCAGATGTTCAGACAAAAATGGAAGAAGTCTTATATAAAGACATGGAAAGTGATGGTGATCTTCAATACGATATTTACGATCTATTGAAATAAAACCAAATCACAAGGATATATAATATAGAAAAAAAACAAAATATAGAATTATGGCATTAAGTCCTCAATTACAGCAATTCAAGAGCTCTGGTGTTTACCGTCTTGAATTCGACAAATCTCAAACCGTTAACATTCCGGCAGAGACTATTAGACTTGTTGTTGGACACTCAAAGAAGGGACCTTACAATACTCCTATCTTTGTAGAAGACACTGAAACTTTTATTCAGATCTTCGGTTCAATTGATAAATCTTTAGAGAGAAAAGGAATGTATTTCCACAGATCAGCGATCGAAGCTCTTACAAGAGGTCCTATCTTAGCAATGAACTTAACTTCAGCTAACGATACAGACAAGGCGTACTGGTTTTCTCCAACGACTAACGGTTCTGTTCAAGGAAATCCTGCTATCACTGGAGAAGCTCTTTACAGAGACATCTTTAACAGAGATAAGTTTTGGATTCCGCAAGATGAAAAACTTCTAAACATTGCAGGAAATACTTCAGCAACGTCTGATAACGCAATTTCATTTACAAACATCAAACAAGATCCAATCACTGTAGTAGTTACTCAGGCTGGAGATACTAGAGGCTTTGATGTTACTGCAAGAGAATGGTACGGAGAAGGAAACGCTCCAGAAGGAGTTGACGATCTAGATTACATCTCAGATTACATGGTAGATGTTTACGTATTTAAAGGTAGATTCGTAACTTCTGAGTTAAACAACGATCCAACTTATGGTAACTACTTTAACTCAAACGGTATTATCCCTGAGCAATTCGGTGCATTCGCTAACCTAAGAGAAGTATCTCTACTAGCAAAATACACTGGTTCTCTAATTCCAGACTTCCAAGATAACGAAGGAAGACAATACTACATCGAGACAATCATTAACTCTGAATCAAGAAGAACTGGTCTTTTTGCAGCAGTTAATGAAGATGCACTTGATAGAATTGATTTCGTTGGTGAAGCATTCGATATCCACCAAGATTACGAAATGCTATCTCACGTAGTTGTTCAACAACAACCAAACCAACTAAACGATCCAAGAGATGCTGCTTTTGAAAACATCGTTTCAGTTAATGGCGATACAATGGAAATCGCAGTAGCTGCTGGTAACTTTGCAACAATGCAAACTGCGGGTCTAGTTGCTGGTAACTTCTTAGTAGCATCAATTGCTGGCGAATACACTGAAATTCTTTCAGTTTCACATGACGCAGTTAATGGAATCGCAACAGTTGTTTGTGAAGACGATATCAGCAAAACTTACTACGAAAAATACTCAGCAGGGATCGATCCAGCTCCTTATGCTGCAGCAACTTTCGTAGGTTCAAACCTAGTATTAAACTACGCTGGTCCATTCACTGGAACTGCAGCAACATCTTACCATGATCTAGCAGCAGGAGCTTACTTACCTTCGGTTAATGCTGGAGAATATGCTAAAATCCTATCAGTTTCTGATGATGGTAATGGTACAGTAACTATCGTACCTGCAGGTAACGGTCAGTTCTCAGCAGATTTAGCTGACGCTACCGGTGCTAATTCACCAATGGATGTATATGACCAAGCAGTTAACACAGTATTCGATCTATTCGAAATTGGTGTTAATGAAAGAACATACTTCTTCCCAAGCACTAACGGTACTGGTTGGACATTTGAAAACGCAGCAACTGCTGGAGAATTCAAATACACCTACACTGTTCCAGCTGGACAGGCTGAAGATACTCAAATTAAAGATGGTATCAAAGTTGGAATGTATCTTCCAATTCAAGGTAGCGATAAACTTGCAAGAATCCTTGAAATTAGAAGAAAATTCGAAGCTGGTGTAAACGGTGGAGCTGATGATAGATACACTTACACATTTATCTGTCACAGAGACGTACCAGTAGAACCAAACTACGCGTTAGGTTCATTCAACTCAGCATCTGATGCTTACAAAACTTTTGTTCTTGAAGCAGCAGAAAATAGCGAGAAAACAATTAGCGAACTTCTAGCAGTTTTAATTCCAGGTAATGGAGTTTCTAACACACTAGCAGATAAAGACGCAATCACGTTCAGATACCTAGTAGATACTTTTGGTTCTTACGACGCGGCTAGCGGAATCTTAAACAAGAGAGAATTTACTCTACTTGCTAAAGAGAGACAAAATGTTTCTGCAATTCTAAACGCACCGATGGTAAAAGAATTCAAAGCTTCTATGGATCCATCATTTATCGATGAGAACACTGGAGAATTCAAGACTAGCTACATTCCAACTGGAGGTAACCTAAACTTGAACCCACAGTCTCTATACACTCTTCCATCAATCAACGATGGAGCTAGTTATGGATTCTACTTCTCACCAGGTCTAAACGTAGTAGAGAATGGAAGAACTAAAGTAATTCCACCAGCAGCATTCGCATCAAATAACTTTATTGATAAGTATACTGAATCTTTACCATGGTCGATCGTTGCAGGTCCAAGACGCGGAGTACTAAGCGGTAGTGGAGTACAAGGAGTTGAATATGCATTTGATAAAAATGATAGAGATAACCTAGAGCCATTCGGAATCAACCCAGTTGTATTCGAAAGAGGTGCTGGAATCGTAATCAAAGGTAACAAGACTGCACAACAATCAATTCAATCAGCATTATCTTCTGCTCACGTAAGAGAGGTACTGATCTACATTGAAGATGGTCTAGCTGCAATCTTACAGAACTACCTATTCGAATTCAACACTGCTCAAACTAGATTAGAGATTAAAACTCTAGCTGACTCATTCATGGAATCAGTTAAGAAAGACCAAGGTATTTACGACTACAGAAATATCATGGACACTTCAAACAATACAACTGATGTAATTGATAACAACATGGGTGTCCTAGATACTTACGTTGAGCCAGTTAAAGGTCTTGAAATCCTAGTTTCTAGAGTAACAGTACTAAATACTGGAGACATTGAATCAGGTAATTTCTCATAAAGATATATAAAATAAAGAACATTAACAATGGCATTACCACACTATAGAGAAGATCAAACAAGCAAGAAGAACAAACACTTCGAACCGGTACAGAGTAACCTGTTTGAGGTAAGTATTCTTCCACCAGATGGAGTAGCAGGTGCAGACCTATTACTCCAGCATATTAACTCGATCGGAGGTCTTGAGGCTTTATATCGTGAAGTTGCTGCAGTAGAACAAAAATACAAGTTCGCTACTAGATCTTATGCTGGTATGCCGGACGGTACTGCAGTTGACATCACAGTTAACTTCTCACTGAACCTTAATGATTCAAACCAAGCTTACGTTTATAAAACACTAAGAGAATGGTACAGAAAACAATACAATCCAGAAACCGGTGAAATGGGTCTGAAAAAGGATTACGTTGGAACTCTTGTAATCGTTCAATTTAACAGAGCTGGTGATATCTACAGAAAAGTAACTCTAGAAGATTGCTTCATTACTTCCGCACTAGGATTTACTGGAGAGCTTAGCTACGAGACTACTGACCCAGCAACTCTTGAAGTTGTTTGGAGATGTGATACTTTCGCTGAAGAAATTAACTAAGATAGATAAGTAAAGGGAAGGATCCCAGGTCCTTCCCTTCTTTTTGCACAGAAAACATATTAAAATATCAACATATTATGTCTATAAAAAATCACAAGTTAACTAAGAAACTTCAAGTTCTCTTAACAGAGGATGAAGTTACTCAAGTTAATAGGCTGATACTGATGGATGCGATTGAAAATGAGACACGTCCCATTTCCGTCAGTGCATTTATTAGAAGTCTCATACAAAAGGAATTAGAAAATAAAATTCCAGAACAAAGGTCAATAACTAAAGAACAAATTCGAAAAATCAATACTAAATGAGCGAAGAAATCAACAGAAATAGCGAAGACCTAGCGAGAGAGCTAGAAGCTAGAGAAAGACAAGCTTCAACTCCATCTGATCAAACAACATCAATGGAAGAAGCAATTAACAAACAGGGCTTAGGTTCTGTTAACATGGACAAGTTTAAACCAGATTCAGCTACAGCACCTGATTTAGCACTAGGTTGGCATGAAATCCCAATGGACAGTTTACCATCTGAAGGTAGATTTTACCCAGTTGACATGACAATTAAAATTAGAGCAGCAAAGGTTGCTGAAATTAGACACTTTTCAACAATTGATGAAAATAACCTACTAGATGTAGATGATAAACTAAATGCAATCGTAGAATCATGTACAATGGTTAGCTCTAGAAGTGAAAGAGTATCATTTAAAGATATTTGTGAAGAGGATCGTTTTATCTTAATTCTATCAATTAGAGACTTAACATTCCCAGAACCGGAAAATAGCTTGAAGGTTGATTGGGAAGATAGAAATGGTAAATCTCATGAGATTGAAATTAAGAGAGAATACTTTGATTACTTTAGAATTCCTGAAGATATTGAAAAGTACTACGATGCTGAAGCTAGAGGTTATGTTATTAGAACAAGAACTTATGGCGAAATCTTTATGAAACCACCATCAATTGGTGTAATGCAAGAAATCACTAAGTATATTAAAGAGCGTAGAGACAAGGGACAGGAAATTGACCAGTCACTTATTCAAGTAGCTCCTTATGTTGCTACTGATTGGAGAAGATTTAATCAGAAAAGATTATTTGAACTAGAAGTAGAGATGAACGGCTGGGACAACAAAAAGTACCTATTACTTTATAAGCTAGCAGAAAAGGTAAAAGTTGGTATTAAGCCAGAAATGAACTTAACAGTTGAAGGTGAGGAGGCTTCAATTCCAATCAACTTTCGCGACGGCATCAAGTCTCTTTTCATTGTTCAAGATATCGCTGGAGAACTTCTTTAAGATTAGATTCTGGGTGTATAAGCACCTACATATTCAGCCAAGCGAACTTAATAATATGGAATACTATGAGTATCACTATATTGTCAAAGACCTTGCAGAATTTGTTAAGAAGGAAAACGAAGCGCAAAAAGGACAACAGGAACAAACAGGCGCAGCAATGGGCAACATGAAGGTACCAAATATAAAAGTACCGAAAATGAGCGTTCCGAAATTCTAATCAGGAAGGGAGAGCTAAGCTCTCCTTTCTTTGATATATAATACTAGATTATAGGTCTAAAAAATAAAAGAACACTGTGACCGAAAAGCAATTTACAGCGATATTATCACCGGCTCAAAAATTAGCCAATGTTGCAACTAATATCGACGAAAAGGTAACTATGATGTATGAGCTTTCAGTAGAGAGCTTAAAACACGAGGAGACTCAAGTTGCTGAACTTAAACAACAGACTTCTATCCTTAAAGAAATCAAGGACCTTTTAAAGGGTCAGAATAAGGTGATTAATCAGGGAGGGGCTAAAGGTAGTGGATCTTTTGCAGGCCTAGATAAATTAAATAAGGACACTGTTGGTATTGCAGTAGTTGCAATGGTAGGAATATCAGCAGCAATTGTTGCAAGTGCTGCAATGTTTACTCTTATTCCAACAGTTTCACCAGCTCAGTTATTAACTGCACTTGCAATTTCGGTAGCATTTATACCAATGTCAATTGCATTTTCTAAGATTGCGAGTATTTTAGCAAGTGTAAAAGGAACAAAAGGAGCAACCTTACCAAGTGGATTAAGCTTAAGTGGCTCTGATAATTCTGGATTCATTCAATTAGCAGGAGTTGCTTTACTATCAATGGTCGGTATGTCATTTGCAGTCGCTATGTCTTCTTGGATCTTACAATTAGTTATGCCGGTTTCAATGGCACAGGTTGGTACTGCATTCTTTATTGGATTAGCAATGGTAGGACTTGCGTATGGATATGCTCAAGTCGTCAAGGCTCTTGCCGGTGTTAAAGAAAAAAGAACGGGTAAGGTAAACTCTGGGGACATATTCTCAATGATAGGTGGTGCACTAATTTCAATGGTCGGAATGGCTGTTGCAGTTACTATGTCATCTTGGATTATGCAATTAATTGCACCAATTTCAATGGCTCAAGCTGGAACGGCATTCTTTATTGGATTAGCAATGGTTGGAATGGCATATGGATATGCCCAAGTCGTCAAAGCCCTTGCAAAGGTAAAAGACAAAAGGACGGGAAGAGTAAATACAGGAGACCTATTTTCAATGGTTGGAGGAGCCCTACTTTCAATGGTAGGTATGGCAGCTGCTGTTACTATGTCATCTTGGATTATGCAGATGATTGTTCCAGTTTCAATAGATAAACTTGCAACTGCATTCGCAATTGGTATTGTAATGATTGGTGCCGCATTTGCATATAGTTTAATTGCTAAAGCTACTAAAAGATTAAAGATTAAAGATTTACTTATGGCGGCAGCAGCAATTCCATTAATTGCAATTGGATTAACGGCAGCAGCATGGATCTTTACATTCTTACCAGATACATTTAAAGCGCCTCCAGTAGAATGGGTTCTTAAGTCTGGATTAGCACTTGTTGTTTTTGGATTAGCATTCGTTGCAATGGCATATACTGTTGCTAAATTACCACTTAAAGATATGTTAATGGGTATTGTTGGTATGGCGGCAGTTGCTGTAGGTATTCTTGCAGTTGCATGGATCTTTAGTATTCTACCAGATACGTTTACTGAAGTACCAATGGGATGGGTACTTGGATCGGTAGTTGCCCTTATTGGGTTTGGTGTAGTTGTGGGAATTATTGGTGCTATTATTATGGCAACAGGTGGTACTGGTCTTGCAGCAATTGCGTTAGGTGTTGTCGGAATGATTATAATTGCAGCTGGTATTCTTGCAGTAGCATGGATATTATCATATATACCTGCGGGTAAATTAGCAGATGTTGCAAAGGGGTTAACTGAAGCACTATTGGCTCCAGTAAATGGTATTGTTGACGTTCTTGCGCGTTTAAAAAATGAAATCGGTATTGAGAACCTATTACCTCTTGCGGGTGGTATCTTAGCAATTTCAGCATCTCTTATTGCACTTGCGGGTGCTACAGTAGGTGTTGCAGCGGCTGGTCTTGGAGCGGCAATAGCAGACACTGCAACTGCCTTCTTTGAAAAGATTTCGGGTAAAAAGACAAAGGGACCTTTAGAAATTTTAGAACTATTGATTAGTTATGGCCCTAGGCTTGAAACTCTTGCAGATGGCATGAAGCTTTTATCAAATTCTTTTTTATCAGTTTCTAAGTACACTAGTTTTGACAATATTAAAAGAATGGAAAAGGCAGCTAGGGCGCTTGTAATAACGAATGGAATGATGTCAACTGCGAATGGTTATACAGTAAAAGAATATTTTAGTAAGTTTCCTAGATTCTTGAATGATGTTGCTGAAGGATATAGTAATATCGTTGACGCTCAAAGTGGAATGGACCTTCAAGTACTTGATAAAACTACTGAAATGATTAAAGCACTTGCATATCTAAATGAATTTGGAGGTGATAATGCAATGGAAAAACTTGGAGAATCATTAGTTAGTGCAGTTAAAGAGCTGTCAGCAATGATTAATAAGTTTGGAGGTAGTGTTGATGCTCAGACTGAAAATGGTGCTAAATCTTCAGGTGCTCTTGAAAAAGCAACGGGAGCTATTTCTGGCTTTGTTTCTAAATTTACAGGAGGTGGTGGTTCTTCGTCGACTCCTCAAATTTCTAATTCGGATATGGGAGAAGTTGTCGATGCAATTGAAGAACTACAAAGAATAGTTAAGAGAAATAAAGGATTTGCATAATGGCAGACAAATCACCGCACTTTAATTCACCTGGAAGTATCTTTTCTAAGATCAATGCGAACGGTAATCCTGAAGCTGTTAATAATGGAGGGGTTCCACCAACTCAGCATTCTTCAAATATCGATACAACATCTGGAATAAACAAATCAACTTCACAAACTGAGGCAGCTGCTGATCAAAAAAATGCAGAATATAGATCTACTCGAGAGAAAGAGATGGTAGATCCAAATGCACAGGCAAATTCAGAGGTTAACGGTAATATTAAGAATCCAAAGCCTATTAAATTTGAGCCAACTACTGACGTTGAGGTAACTAACGAAACTACTTCAGATCCAGTTAGTAATAAAGCAACAGTAAAGGAAACATCAAGGGCCAATGACCCAGGTGAACAGAGTTGGTTAGAGAGGCAGGCACATAAAAAAATCAATGGCTGGATGTCGGATGCAGGTTCAGAATCTAAAGAAACCAAAGGCGAAGAACCAAAAGACCCAGATACATCAACACAGAAGAGCAAAAAGACCAACGTTGGAAGGGTACCTGCTCTTGACAGGGATAGAGAAAAAACATCTATTCCAGACGCTAATAAAAGACCAAAACCAGGAATACCTAATATTGGAAGAGGCCCAGTACCAACAAAGCCAGTTGGCCCAAAGTTAAAAGTTCCTAAAATTTCTATGCCAAAAATGAAACTACGTTAAATTAGCTCATATAACTACCAAACAGTTTAACTATGGTACTTACACAGACTAATTCTTACGATTCATCTACCGTTAAGTCAAGCGCTTACAACTATAAAGAGCAAACTCTTACGGTTCATTTCGATCATGCAACTTATGTTTACTATGGTGTTCACCGTGCAGACTACAATGATTTTGCAACTGCAGAATCTCAAGGTCGTGCCTTGAACCAGTTCATTAAGGGCAAATACGAATTCGAAAAAATTAATGAAACAAAACAGGAGGAAACTGTATAAATACTAAACGAATGGACTCGTAGCTCAGCTGGATAGAGCATCTGCCTTCTAAGCAGACGGTCACAGGTTCGAATCCTGTCGGGTTCACTAATAAAAATCCCAGACGTGTACTTTAATTTATGGCTGATTTAAACGCAATTATTATCGACAACTTTTACGACGATGCAATGGCAGTTCGTGAAATGGCTCTTAACATGGACTTTGGAGTTGATGGAAACTATCCAGGTCATAGAACAGCTCCAGCATATACGGAGTCTACTAGACAATTGATACAAGCGGCCGTAAGACCAGCAGCGGGTGAGATCACTTATTGGCCTGAAGATTATACCGGAGCATTCCAATATACAACGTCACGAGACAGGAGTTGGATTCATGCAGATGATGGTACAACTTGGGCTGGAGTGATCTACCTAACGCCTGATGCACCCCTTTCGGCTGGAACTGGTCATTTCAGACATAAAGCTACAGGTCTAGACAAGGCACCGAAGAATCCCGACGGTAGTGTTGATAGAGAGTTGTTGGCTGAAATTAATAAGGACTCTCAAGACATGACTAAATGGGAAATGACCGATCGAATTGCAAACAAGTTTAACCGATTGATTCTTTACCGCGGTGATATCTTCCATATGTCACTTGACTATTTTGGACAGGACAAGTATGACGGTCGACTATTTCAAACGTTCTTCTTTAGTACTGAGCGATAATGGATAATCAATTTATTTTTTGGGAAGATTCTTGGAATGAAGAATCTGAAAATAATGATGAAAAAGTTGAGCAGTAATTTTACCAGCTCAATTTTTTTGTTTATATTAGCAATATGAATAAGTATAAGAACAAATGTGAAGTGTGCGGCGAAGATATTCCACCCGGACATATTACCACTTCTATCTGTTATAACTGCTTAACAAAGCCGAAAAAATGAGAATAACATTCATCAGCGATACTCACACAAAACACGGACAGCTTCAACTACCAGGAGGCGACCTATTAATTCATGCTGGAGACAGTATGAACAGTGGCCACTATGTAGAAGAGTTGAAACCATTCTTAAGTTGGTTTGAAACGCAGAAATATGATGAATGCGTGTTTATCGCAGGTAATCATGATCGTATCTTTGAAACACATCCAGAAAGCACGGTTGAATTGGTAAATGAATATGGTGTAGAATATTTAGAGGATCGTGAAATGACCTACACGAACTTTATTGATCGTGAAGTTAAGATCTATGGTAGCCCTTGGCAACCAGAATTCTACAATTGGGCATTTAACCTACCAAGATGTGGAGAAGAATTAGAAAAGGTTTGGAATGACATACCGGAAGATGTAGATATCTTAGTAACTCATGGTCCTCCACAAGACCACTTGGATGTCAGCGGACCACCCTGGAACACTCCACACTTGGGATGTGAGTTATTGCGAGTAAGGGTAGATAAGATCAAGCCAAAGATCCATGTGTTTGGTCATATCCACGGTAGCGCTGGTTATAAATTCTATGACGGTACACATTTTATCAATGCATCGGTACTGAACGAAAGATACGATGTGGTTAACGAACCTATCACGGTAGAGTGGGATCCAGAAACTAATGAACTTGAATTTTTATAAATTGTTAATAAAAACTTTGCACGGCATTTTTCTATGTCGTGCTTTTTTATTATATTTGTATAGTAAGTTAAAGATAAAACAATATGGCTAAGAAAAAAGTAAAACAGGTAATTTCAGTTAAGAAACCAAAAATCGGAGAAAACTACATATTTGAGTTTGCTGGAGGTAAATTGCTAGGAAGATTAGATTGTCGCAATGAAAAGTTAGAAGCAATTTATAATGAACCTTGGTTTACTTTTGTCGTTGAGCATGATACAATTGGTCGAGAAGGAGTAACTCGATATCCGGTCTCTATTTACAATATTATACGTAAGGCAGAAGACGGAGAAAGACAAGTTGGATAAAAAAAGTTGAAAAAAATCACCACAGGATTTTTTTATGTCAAGAATTTTGTTTATATTAGTATAGTAATTAGAAGTTAACAATATGAAAGTACAACAATTCACCAAAACAAATCTTCGTCAAATCAACGACGAAATGGAACAAGCAATGAAAGCCGTAGCAGCTAAGTACGGACTTGAAATCAAACTGGGAAACACTCGTTTTTCTGGAAACAATGCAAGCTCAAAATTTGAGATGATGACTATTTCAGAAAGCGGAAACGTAATGACGAAAGAAGCTCTTGACTTTAATCGTTATAAGAACTATAAAGGCATCAATGCTAATTTGTTCGACTCTTTCCAGTACCAGGGTAATACTTACACAATTGTTGGTTACAAACCTAGAAGTAGCAAATACCCAATCTTGGCTAAGTGTTCTGAAGACGGAAAAACATATAAACTACCTATTAACCTTGTAAATCGTTACACAAATGGATAATGTATTAGAAATCATCAAAGACCAAGAGGAAGCACGCTATATGACTAGCGGAACCCATCTACAAGACTACATCAATGGAGTAACTTATGCTCAATTGGTAAAAGCATTCGGACAGCCACTGTATGGTCCTGAGGATAGCGGAGATGGCAAAGTACAATTTGAATGGGTATTTAAACATAACGGAAACGTGTTCACCCTGTATGACTGGAAGACCTACGATATGGAGTACACAATCAATGAGTTGACCCGTTGGAATATTGGCGGAACAATGTACGCTGGTTATTTTGTTGAAGATATTATGAACATGATAAACGAGACTGTAAATGCCTGAATTAGCAGAACTTAAACTAACCGCTGATTATATTAATAAGGCGTCAAAAGGTCGTACTTATACTGGTATTAAAAAGAATCCAGCACATAAGGGCAAAGTATTTGAGGTACCATACAACGAGTTTAGTATTAGTGCAAAGAGTCGTGGAAAGGAGATGGTTCTCTATATTCATGACTTATTGACTGAAAATACTTTACCAGTTCGATGGACAATGGGAATGGCCGGTCACTTTAGGCTTTCGAAAACTGGAGAGGAGAATAAACATGCACATATGATGTTTACATCAACTGATGGTTATACCTTGAGTTTTGTTGATGTACGTCGCTTTGGTAAATGGAAGCCAGGTTTTGAATGGTCAGATAATCGAGGACCTGACCCAACATCTGAAGAGGAAGCATTTAAACAAAACATTTACGATAACTTACACAAGCGTGAATTTGACAAGCCACTTAATGAGGTACTAATGAATCAAAAGTACTTTAATGGGATCGGCAATTATTTACGCGCTGAAATTATTTATCGAATGGAAGACCTATATCCATTCACCGATACCAGAACAGTGATTGAGAATCGAGGAGATGAGTTGTTTATGTTATGTAAAGCAGTTCCAGACCTAGCCTATGTCATGGGTGGTGGAGAAATCAAGGACTGGAAGAATCCATTTAAGAATGAGACTGACTACATGAAAACACGTTCCGACTTCTTTTTATGCTACGGAAATGAAACAATGTCGCAAGTTGTGGATAAAACAGGTAGAAGATTTTGGTATCATCCTAAATGGGACAATATTGATATGAACTCTGAATGGGACCATTATTCAGGATTACCAAACCCTAAAGCATACGAAAACATATGAAATTAATACTAGTAGGTAAAGCAGCGTCTGGAAAAGACTATCTAAAAACAAAACTTCGTAACAAAGGATTCGTATCTGGTGTAAGTCACACCACACGACCACCAAGAGTTGGTGAAGTTGACGGAGTTGATTATCACTTTGTTAGCGATGAAACATTCCAACAAATGATTCAGAACGGAGAGTTCATCGAATACATGGCATTTAATGGTTGTTATTATGGTCAAACTGAAGAAGACTTTAATAAAGCTGATGTTATGATTATGAGTAAAGATGGATTAGATCTTTTACCCCAAAAGTTTAGAGAGCAGGCAATTGTTGTCTATCTTGACATTCCTAGAAAAGCCAGAATTGAGCGCTTAAATGCTAGAAATGATATTAACGATAGCGTACATCGTAGATTACATGCAGATGAAGAACAATTTAAGGACTTCAAGGACTACGATATCCGCATTACCAATGATAATTTTTAAGAATATATAAAATCCGAATTTTTTAATTTTTCACAAATATGAGTAACATCGAAACACTACAAAACAAAAGAACTGAACTTGAAAAACAAGTTGAAGAATTGCAATTGCGTAATGCAGAGCATGAGTTCGAAATTGATCTAGAAGAGCGCAGAATCGTTAAGACGGTTATGGATCACCTAGATAAAGGCTACACTTGGAAGACTCAAAATGCTGCAGTTGTAGTAACTCTTTACGATCGCTTGAAAAAGCAATACAAAGAACTTACTTCTGAAGATGAAGGTGCAGTTGTAACACTTCGTGGCCATGAATTGAATGGTCTTTACCAAGCACTACTTGGAGTTGAAGGAACTGGAGTTGAAAGCGCTCGCAGATTTATCAAAATGCTAACAATGGTTGGTGAAGCGGTTACCGACGCAATGAAAGTTCTAGGTGAAATGAACAAAGAGGTTCAAGATCTACACAGTGAGCTTTCTGAACTTGACCAAGACATTCAAGCACTTCAAGCTGCTGAAGCTACTGAAAGCGTAGAACCAGAACTAGAAGTAGTTACTGATGAAACAGAAAAGTAAGAGCCAAAAGCGAATCGAGCTTTTAGATCTTGTTTCTGAATCAATCACACAGGATGATGTCTTTAATGTAATTGACTATAGAAATAAGAGTGAGGATCAGATAAAGCAATTTATCTATCCTCACCTTGTTGATGACCTTGCACAGTACATGGTACAGGAACAGGGAATCGATAAAGCAGTTGCAAAAGACAAAATCAAAAAGTCACTTAAATGGGAGGGTAATGTCAACACGACAATTAACCATATCCTGTTTATGGGAACTCAGAATCGACCAGATATGATTCTTGAGATTAATGGACTTAAGATTGCGATTGAATTTAAGAGAGGGGATAAGGGCTCAGATTTAAGATCTGGGATAGGCCAATCAATGGTCTATTCAACTCACTATGACTTTGTCTTGTACCTATTTATAGATACGTCAAAGGACAAGAGAATCGTAAATGCCAGAGGAGGAGTCAATGAAACTGAATTCGTTGAGCTTTTATGGGATCAGTTTAATATTAAATTCGTTACAATTTAATGCGAAGATTTGTAATCTCTAACCTACAACTAGGTAGACCAAATGCGATCAAAAACTACGATCGCCCATTTGATAATGTAGATCAGATGGACTCACACATTATTAACCAGTGGAACTCTGTTGTTAAGGACGGAGACCTAGTATATCATATTGGTAACTTTGCATGGGATCCTAAGACTGCATCGGATGCAATCAGTAAATTGAATGGAACTATTTGGTTTATTCCAGGAGAACTTGATGAGGCAGTTCTAGAGCTTGGCTCGAAAAAGATGCTATCTGACGGTAGTTCTGTGCGTGAAAGAATCATGCCACTCCATAAAATGAAAGTTACCCTTTCATACTGGCCAATGAAAGAATGGCCAAACAAATCTGACGGCTATTGGTCAATAATTGGACATCCTGGAAAAGAGTATAAGTCTGATCCAAAAGAGATGACAATTAATGTTAGCGCTGACCTGTGGAAGTTTAAACCACAGGAACTACAACATCTGCTAGGTATTTTCCAAGATCTGTAACTTTTTTGATTTTTTTCACAAAAAGTTTTTCCGTTTGGAAAAAAAGGTTTATATTAGCATAGTAATAATAAAAACAATATGAGCAAGAACAAAAAATCGTACAAAGCATTAGGACTAGAATTCTACAACACTCGCACTGAAAAAGCTTACAGTGAACTTTATAAGCGCGTTCGACCAGGACTTAAAAGTTACATTTGGAATATATTGAAAGACGAAGAAGCAGTTGAAGATGTTCTTGCAAATACATTGCTTAAGCTTTGGACTAAAATTGACCAATACAAACCAGAATATCAAATCACTACTTGGTTGTATCGTATTGCATTTAACGAAAGCTTAGGTTACATTCGCGAACGTAACAAAAAGTACAGCATTGATGGTATGCGAGAAATGGGAATTGAAGTAAACAATAATTCAACCCTTAATGAGTCTCTTTCAGTTTTAATTGAAGATGCAGAAATGCGTACTGAATCTGATTTTTGGGAAGAAGAAAACGAACTAATGGCTCAATATGAAATGGCACTTCGTTGTATTCAAGCCCTAAAACCAATGTATCGTGATATTCTTTCTGACCGATTAATTGGTAAAATGAAATATGAAGATATTGCAGCAAAGCATAATGTTCCTTTACAAACTGTTAAGAACCGTATTCGTAGAGGTAAATCTCTTGTTGCAGAATCAATGAAATAATATGGAAGGTAAAAAGATCTTTATTACAGGTGGAGCCGGGTATCTCGGCTCCAACCTTGTTTCTAGATACTACGATAAAAATGAAATCACAGTATATTCTCGAGACGAGGCAAAACACTACTACTTAAAAAAGAGATTCCCCAACATCAAATGTGTAGTTGGGGATATTCGCAACTATGACCTTTTACTAAGAGCAGCAAAGGGACATGATATTGGTATCTTTGCAGCATCATTAAAGCAGATTGGAGCAGTAGACCAAAATGTCGAAGAGTCAGTTCGAGTAATTGTTGATGGTGCTCTTAATTCTCGCAGAGTAGCAGAAGAGGTTGGCATGGAAGCTGCTTGTTTTATCTCATCTGATAAATCAAGAGCAGCAACTACGCTTTATGGTGCAATGAAATTTGTAGCAGGTGAGAGCTTTATTGTTAACTCACACCAAACCGAAACGCGTCTATCTTCTGCAATCTATGGTAACGTACTTAATTCAACTGGTAGTGTAATCCCGTTAATGTGGGATGCAATTAACAGAGATTATGAGTTAACCCTTTACTCTGATAAGATGACCAGGTTTATGATCGATATCAACGAGGCAATGGACCTAATTGAACTTGGTTTAGAGGTTGATGGTTATAATGTTGTACCAAATCTAAAGGCATTCCTAATTAAGGACCTATTTGAAATCTTTGCTGATAAATTTGGTCTTAAGTATAAGATGGGAGTACCTAGAATCTCTGAGAAATTACACGAGATGATGATTTCAATTGAAGAGGCGCCAAGAACCTATTTTGATAAGGAGAACAATGCATTCTTTATGCACTCTGAAAAATTAGCAGAAGAACCAATCGACTTTGAATTTACAAGTGACAAGGTAGTCGTAAGTAAAGAAGAACTAAAAAAAATGTTAGAACAATATGAATACTTTAAAAAATAGAAAAGTACTGGACTGCTTTACATTCTACAATGAATTTGATTTATTAGATGTAAGGTTTGAGGAGTTGAAAGACTCTGTTGACTACTTCGTCTTAATAGAATCGAACCTTACGTTTGCGGGTAAACCAAAAGAATTCTTATTTGATAAGGTAAAAGAAAAGTACTCACACCTTCCAATCGTGCATGTTAAAGTAGAAGATATGCCAACTGGTCAAAACTACCAAAATAACTGGGACCGTGAATTTTGGCAAAGAAATGCAATTGATCGAGGTATTCAGCAGGTAGAACTAACTGATGATGATTTAATCTTCATTAATGACGTTGATGAGATTTGGGATCCTTCTATCCTTGATCGTGGAATTGAATTTAATCATGATGAGATTTATTCAACCATCATGGACTTCTATTATTACAATCCAACCTTAAGATTTAAAGATCACCGACACACGCTTGGAAACATGGTAACATATGGCTTCTATAAAAAATATAGAGACCCTAATAATATTAGATGGCTAAGAATTCCAGGAGTAAAGAACAGGATTATTCGCTTGGCAGGTTGGCATTTTTCATTCTTTGGAGACATTGATTTTATAGTTAATAAGATAAAGTCATTCTCACACCAAGAATACAATCAGGAAAAGTACTTAAGTCATGAATATATTAAAAGCATGATAGAAAATGGCGATGAGTTGTTCCAGCAAAAACTACACGGTAAGCCAATTGAAATCGAAAAGGTTGAACTTGAAGATAATGACTATTTACCAAAAAGCATCGACCTAATTAAACAAAAATTCTTATAATGACTACTTTAGATCGTAAATTAACAGTCCTAATACTTGGGCATACTGGAATGCTAGGTCACATGGTGAAGCTGTACCTTGAACAATTTTATACAATTGAGACACTTTCACATCGATGGGGTACTGAAAAGTTTAAAACGGCAATCCAAGAATCGGATGCAGATTACCTAATTAACTGTATTGGTGCAATTCCACAGAGAACTAAGAATTTTGACATCAACTGGGAGCTTCCAATTTGGTTAGACCAAAACTTCAACGGTCGCATTATTCACCCAGGAACTGATTGTGAGATGGATAGTGATGACTATGGAGTCTCAAAGGCAAAGGCAGCTTTATGGCTAATGGAAAATGGTTTAAGAACTAAGATTATTAAGACCTCAATCATTGGTTACGAAGTGAACGGAAATGCAAGCCTGATGGAATGGTTTCTTTCAAATGAGGACGGATCAACCGTTAATGGATATGCAGATCATCTTTGGAATGGTTCAACAACATATCAATGGGCAAAACATGCTGGTCAACTAATCGAGAAATGGAACAAGCACATGGACCTGACGATTATTGGTACTGAAGCAACTACTAAATACGATATGTTAGTATCAATCAACGACATTTTTGGTCGACAAATCAATGTGAACAGTGTTTTAACCGGTACTACAGTAAACAAGTGCTTAGAATTGGATATAAATTACGGTACAATTCAGAACCAAATAAACGAGATGAAAGAATTTTATGAAGCTAAGAAAGCCTGATAGGATAGCAATTTGTTTTGTTGACGGTAACAAGGAGAGAACTCTTGAGCAGGTAAAACAGCTTGAGGGAATTGAAGATGATTTTATTGTAGAGTGGAACTTTCGTGCTGATAAATTCAGTGGTTCCTATTCCACATTTTCTCAGCTTGTCAATGAAGCAGTTGTCGAAACATCATCTGAGTTTATGGTGTTTATTAACCCGAAGACTAATATTAGCAGGGTTGATGTTAACCGGTTAATTGATGACCTTTGTAATGGCTTTGCTTGGAGTTCGATTTGTTCATTTGGTTTTTGGGCAACCACAAAAGAACTTTTTAGACATATTGGTTTGATGGATGAAAGATTTATCGGATCTGAATGGGAAGACAATGATTTTGCCGTAAGAATGAAACAGTTTGGAAAGGCAATTAACTGGCGATTTGAACTTCAAAAATATCCATGGAGCCAACCGATACTTCCACAAATGAGAGGATCTACGGCTACTCTCTATCCTACTAAATGGCATATTGTTGATGGCGTCTATTATAGAACTGATCAGTTTAAAGAGGAGAAAAGGCTACCAAAAATAATTAAGGATCAAGGTAGGTCAGATATTTTTAATAGTTGGATGGATTGGAATGCAACGCAGAGTGATAGAGTGAGTCATGTTTTTCATGAAGCTGCCAATGCAATTGTTTCTGATGAAATAGTAAAGACTTCTAAAATTAAGGCAATAACTTCACTTAGAATTGAATATATTAATGGATCTGTTAAGTTTATCTTTTCTTCTGAAATTCCAACAACCTTAAGGGTTACTATCACGAATGGAACCCCAATTGGTAAAGAGAGACTAGTATATAATCAAAATATAGATTTAGAAGCCAATACTTGGTGGGGAAATAAGATGGCACCAGCAACATATGATATCAGAGTGTTCCATGAGGGTAAATTAGTGCTGAACAATATGGCATACATTCCAAATAGAAACCCAATACTAAACTATAATTTAGGATTAAACGTTACCCAATTCTCTGATGATATATAAACAAAATATATCATCAAATTATGGCTTTTTGGACAAGACCATTTGCATACAATACAACAGGAAGTACAATACCTGGAACTAAACAATTCGGAGATTTCGCGATTGGATATCCGACAGTCGGTTATGAAAATACAGGACTTAAATGGTATAAAGCCCCGGACGAAAGTTTAGGATATATTATTGCCAGACCTGATCCAACTGGAAGATTAGCAGCTGACGATACAATTGCATATCTAGGATTTTGGAGATCTGAAGGAAGAACAGAAACGGCATTTATTGAATTGGTTGCTCGAACAACCGGTCAAAGTTTTACAACTGGAGACAATGCACACACCTGGCTAATTAACAATGGGTATTGGTCTTCTTGGAGAACTTGGCCAAACAGACCCTTGTTTAGCGATCAAACAATCGGCGGAGATACAAAAACATTTACTAGAGTAACTAATGTTTCTGATTTAAAGAAACCTGGAACAACTATCGCTAATCCTAATGGTCCTGGCTATATTACGCCTTTAGTACCATATACTAATGACAATATTGATTTTAATAATCTTACGATAGCTGATCTACAATGTATTACTTCAGTTGGTGTTGATTACCCTACTGATTCAGTTGGTATTTCTGAAACTGCTGGAGAGCCATATGGTCCAGTAAGATATTACGGAACTCTTGAAGTTGGTAATAAACTTTTTCAGGCAACTGGAGCAGTCGATACTCCACTTGCAAATAAGAGTATCATTACAATTTGGCAACCAAGAGATCATGTAAGAGGTAGTGGATATACTAGAAATTGGATCCATTCTACAAATTCAGGTAATACAGCAGGCCAAAATATATATGAATACCACATTAAAACAGACGGTGATGGAGTAATTACTAAATTAGTTCAATTCCAAGTAATTAATGAATCTGATGCTAATTGTCCAACTGCATCGACTAGCGGAACCTCAGGAACTAGCGGAACATCAGGAACTAGTGGTGCCTCAGGAACATCAGGAACTAGTGGTGCCTCAGGAACCTCAGCAGCTATTTGTTCAGATCCAAACATCGTAGTTCAAGTTAATGATGGACCTATTGGACAACCTGTAGAACCACTTGTAACATATTACGGTTCACGTGCTGCAATGATTTATAATAATGTAACTCCTAGTACTTATCAAGCAGGCACCACGGATTATACTGTTAACTTTACAATTAATAGTTACAACTTCCCAAATAGAGGAGATGCTGTAAATTGTATTACTTCGGCAACTGGTGAAACTTCAATTGGTGTTTGGAATCTTAAAAAGGGTAAGAGTAATCCAAATAATAATGTGATTGGTGTAGATGACCAGGTTACAGCGGGACAAATGATGTACCCTGCATATTTAACAAAATCAGATCAGGCGTACTTTACACCAATGTATGGCGAAAATAATCCATTCCGTCCGTTTAACTTGTACTTTACAAATACCGATATTATTACTAATACGGGCACTTATGCTAGAACGGAGATTAGAATTAACTCAGTAGACGCTGATGGTAACGACAGAGAAACTCAATTAGACCAATTAGTTGGAAATTCTGGTATTCTAACATTTAGACAGAATCCAATTTGGAAAACTAACACGAGTGTAAATGATGTTGACGCATGTTGGTACACTGTTGAAAATTATGCAAGCTATAGATTTGATGCTGATGCATTCTATAAAGTACTACAGTCTGACGGTTCATATACATACTACTATAGCCCTGGAGCACCTGCAGGTAATCCAAACCAATTTAATCAAATTCTTACTTCAGAATCTAATATGGGTGGTTCAGGATCTTGGTATGGACAATCGTACAATGGTTCATTACAGCGCGCAGTAACACCTGATGGTGGTGTAACAACATACGATGGTGTTAGACCTAATATTAATGTTGGGTCAATTCAATGTAATGGCTTTACATTTAACGTAGGAACTTATCAATATGACTTTGATTGGAATCATCCAATCTCAATTAGTATTGAATTAGATTAAACTTATTAAGATTCGTATATATAATACCTAACAAATATTAAACAATGCAACACAATCTAACGCATAACTATAGTTATTTTACACAGATTAAGGGCTGGAGCCCTAATCTTGTTGGATCCCGTGCTGTTTGATATTAGACTTAACTTTTTGACGACAATGGGTTCCAAATAAAATTGGAACCCATTTTTTTATGTCAATTTTTTTGTTTATATTTGTTGAACGTTCTTTACATAGGAAGGGTGGCAGAGTGGTAATGCAGCAGCCTGCTAAGCTGTGGTCGGTTTTTCGATCCCTGGGTTCGAGTCCCAGTCCTTCCGCAAAAAAACTTTAAAAAAAGTTGCTAAAAAGTTTTCAGATTCAAAAAATTTGTTTATATTAGCTAAGTAATCATCCAATAGAGATTTGATTTAAAGAGACAGTAAATCTTAATTAAATTAAAAACTATGGAAAAGATGATGACAAAACAAGAAAAAGAAGCAATTGTAAAAGAGTTACTCGGCGATATGGTCGACACTTGCGAAAATTGCGAAGAGAAATTAGGAGTTTGGACGACAAACCCGTTTCTTGAAGATGTTTGTGGCGAAATAGAACACCAGTTCCTTTGCAACGAATGCCATCACGAATTGATGATGGACATCTAAGTTCTTTGAAATTAGAGAGGAGAAGAAAGGCGAATGAATGCTTTGAAGTATCTTGATGG